GAGAACTGGTGACAACCAGGAAGCAGATACTTTCAAGTTTTTGTGCAAAACTGCTCAGTTGCCTGCTTCTAACATTGCAGAAATCGCAGTTCCTTTTAGAGGTCGTACTCTGAAGGTTGCTGGTGATAGAACCTTTGATACTTGGACAGTTTCCATCATCAACGATGAAAACTTCCTGCTTAGAAATGCTTTTGAAGCATGGATGCAAGGTATCAGCAAGAATAGCAACAATACTGGTGCTACCAATCCGGGTTCATATATGACCTACGCACTTGTTCACCAACTTGGTAGAGGTGCTGACAAAGGTATTCAGTCATCTACTAATTCTGATGCAGCTAATGGTCAGTCAATCACACCACTTAAAACATATACATTCTATGATATCTTCCCAACAGAAGTAAGTGCGATTGAACTTTCATATGATAACAGTGATACTATTGAAGAGTTTAGTGTAACTTTCCAAGTTCAGTACTGGGAACCTGGTGCTTATACCAGAGATCCTGCCTAATTTTATTACATAAATACTAGAAAGGTAATTTCTAGTATTAATAAATTATGGCGAGATTATTTGGTTTCTCTATTGAGGACAACGAACCAGTATCGCCCACTACGGTTTCCCCCGTTCCTCCCAATAATGAGGACGGGGTTGACCATTATTTAAGTAGTGGGTTTTTTGGTTCGTATGTTGATATTGAAGGTGTTTACCGAACTGAATTTGATTTAATCAAGAGATATCGTGAAATGGCACTTCATCCTGAGTGTGATAGTGCTATTGAAGATATTGTAAATGAAGCAATTGTGTCTGACACAAATGATAGTCCTGTAGAAATTGAACTATCAAACCTAAATGCAAGTGATGGTATAAAGAAAAAAATTAGACAAGAGTTTAAATATATCTTAGAACTTTTGGATTTTGATAGAAAATCTCACGAAATTTATAGGAATTGGTATATTGATGGAAGATTATACTATCACAAAGTAATTGATTTTAAAAATCCACACGATGGTATTCAAGAACTTCGTTATATTGACGCAATGAAAATGCGTTATGTTCGCCAACAAAAGAAAAAAGAAAAAGACAATTTTAGACTTGGCAACATAAACAAAGAAAATCCAATGGAATATGAGTTCCCAGAACTCGAAGAATATTTCATTTATAATCCCAAAACTTCATATCCAACGACTAACCCATCATCAATGGGTGGTCATGGTGGAATTAAAATGTCAAAAGATTCCATCACATATTGCACTTCGGGACTTGTAGACAGAAATAAAGGATCGACTCTTTCATATCTTCATAAGGCAATCAAGTCACTCAACCAACTCCGCATGATTGAGGACTCGCTTGTTATCTATAGATTGTCTCGTGCTCCAGAGCGTAGAATTTTCTATATCGATGTCGGTAATCTTCCAAAAGTAAAAGCAGAGCAATATCTTCGTGATGTTATGATGCGTTATAGAAACAAATTAGTTTATGATGCATCAACTGGAGAGATTCGTGATGATAAAAAGTATATGAGTATGCTGGAAGATTTTTGGTTGCCTCGCCGTGAAGGTGGTAGAGGAACTGAGATCACCACACTTCCTGGCGGACAAAACCTTGGAGAAATCACTGATATTGAATATTTTAAAAAGAAACTTTATCGTTCACTGAATGTTCCACCATCAAGAATGGATGGGGAAGGTGGTTTTAACTTAGGTCGTTCATCTGAAATTCTTCGTGATGAAGTTAAGTTTAGCAAGTTTGTTTCTCGTTTGAGAAAGAGATTTTCTTATATGTTTAATGATATGCTGAAAACTCAATTAATTTTGAAGAATATTATTACTCCCGAAGACTGGAATATCATGGAAGAACATATTCAATATGACTTCTTGTATGACAATCATTTTGCAGAACTTAAAGATGCAGAACTTCTGAATGAAAGATTGGGTATGGTTCAGGTTGCAGAACCATATGTTGGCAAATATTTTTCACAAGATTATCTGAGAAGAAAAATCCTTCGACAAACTGATCAGGAAATTATTGAACAGGATGCTTTAATTGAAAAAGAAATTAAAGCAGGCATCATTCCAGATCCAAGCATTCCTGTGGATCCAGAAACAGGACTTCCACTTGACCAAACTTCTAATATGGATTTGGGTAAACCAGTCATGGAACCAAATATCGATTCTCAAGGAGCAACAACAGAAGTTGATGGGAAAATAGCAGAAATGCCCAAGGGTGGAGAAATATAAATACCACTGATTGTTTATTAATAGAATCAAATGGATGAGATTTTGGATATGATTATTGCAGATGATTCTCCATCACAAATTAGTGATAGGATCAAAGACTTGCTCTTTGCAAAGTCAGCAGAAAAAATTAATGATTTTAGACCATCAGTAGCAAATTCTTTGTTTGGTCTTGAGGGAGAAGAGGTTCAAACTGAAGAAGAATAATAAAGAATTTGGGTATTTATAAATAACTATTAAATGAACTCATAAGAATAATGGCACATAGACCAGTTGGGGCTGCATCCTCATTTAGTTTTTCTGCAGGTACTGCAACAACATCATCCTCTTTTTCCGTTCAATCGAGCGTATTGAGATTAGTTGCAGTCAATGCACCCGCACATGTTGTGATTGACGGTAATCCATCAGCAACTGTAACTGACTACTATGTTCCAGCAGATACTTCAGCAACATTAGCACTTACAAAAGCAACTAACCGCGTTGCTGGTATTACAACAGGAGCAACAACAGTTGTTACTGTTCCGGAAGGAACCCAAGTTCCATTTGGTGTTGGTGATTTTGTAACTTTATCTGGTTCAACATATCATGATTTCGAACATAAAGAAGTTTTATCAGTAGATACTACATCTAATTATGATGGTTATTTCCAAACAAGAATGACTGTCAATAATGATTCAAGTGGTATTTTAACTGCATTTAGCGGAGAAGATGCATCAGTATTTAATTCGTTAAAAGTATCTGCTTTCGGAAAAGGAACAGGATATCTTCATTACCAACAAGTTCAAATTTCAGGAAACGCCTAAAATGAAACTTATTAGAGAAGAAATCGAATCAGTAAACTTTATTACTGAAGAAAAAGATGGGAAAAAATCTCTCTACATTGAGGGTGTTTTTCTTCAGGGCAATATTACGAACAGAAATGGTCGTATGTATCCTATGGAAACTCTTCGCCGCGAAGTCGGAAGATACAATGAATCAAATGTTGTTTGTGGTAGAGCACTTGGTGAACTTGGACATCCAGATGGTCCAACTGTAAATCTGGATCGCGTTTCTCATAAAATTGTTTCACTTAGAGAAAGTGGTTCTAATTTTATTGGAAAAGCAAAAATCCTTAATACCCCAATGGGTAAGATTGCAGAATCACTTATTGGTGAAGGTGTAAAACTTGGCGTTTCTTCTCGCGGTATTGGTTCACTGAAACCAACTCGTGAGGGATTTAATGTTGTTGGTGACGATTTTATGTTAGCAACTGCCGCAGATATCGTCGCTGATCCTTCCGCACCCGATGCTTTTGTTGAAGGAATTATGGAAGGAAAAGAATGGATTTGGGATGGCGGAATTCTTCGTGAAAAGTTTGCAGAGCAAACCAAGCGAAGAATTAATACTTTAGTTGATCATAAACAACTAGAAGAACATAAGTTAAACCTATTCAATGATTTCTTAAATTCATTGTAATTTATTAATTTATAAATAAATATAGATTTCATACAGGAAAATCGGAGAGTTCAAATGTCTCGTGGCAAACAATTACAAGAAATGGAAGTAGGCACTAAGCAATCCAAGACTGCTGTCAACGCTGGTGCAAAAGCAGCAGATCCCATGCCTTCACTTTCAGGAGCAACACCAGGTCAAACTGGTTCTTGGGAAGACCTTGGTGGTCCTACCCCAGAAAACTATAAGTCTGATGATGATTCTGCAAAACTGAAGACCGGCGAAGGTCTGAAGCAAGTAAAGGATATTGTCAATAAGGGTGCTAAGCCTGCTGAGGCTATGAAGGGCATGAAGGAAGAAGAAGAACTCGAAGATGAAGATCTGATTGAAGAAGAAGTCGAAGAGGAAGAAGAAGTAGAAGGTGGTGAAGAGGAAGGTGACGAAGAGGGTGAAGAGGAAGTAGTTTCCGAAGCACCTGAGTACACCGAAATCGACATCGAAGAAGATGTTAATGCTCTTCTTGGTGAAGAAGAACTTTCTGAAGAATTCAGAGAGAAAGCAAAGACCATCTTTGAAGCTGCTTTAGTTTCTAAGGTTAGCCAAATCAAAGAAGAACTGGAAGAGAAGTATGAAACTGCTCTTGCAGAAGAAGTAGCAGAAATTAAGGAAGCACTCACCGAGCGTGTTGATTCCTATCTCGAATATGTTGCCCAAGAGTGGATTGAAGAAAATGCACTCGCGGTTGAAAGTGGTCTGAAGGAGGAATTATCTACTTCCTTCATGACCGGTCTGAAAGGACTTTTTGAAGAACATTATGTATCAATCCCTGAAGATAAATATGATGTGCTTGAGAGCATGGTAGAAAAACTTGATGAAATGGAGACAAAACTCAACGAGCA